CGACATCGTGGTCAACAACCTCTCGACCGCCGAGGTGGACGAGCTCGTTGGGGAGAACACCCGCTTGAAGTACCGCACGCTTCTCCTCAAGGCGAAGGTGGTGGACGGTCGCCAAGTCGACAAAGTGATCCGGTTTGACGAGGCGCTCCTTGGTATGGAGCTCTCTGACGACGAGATGGAGGAGGAGAACCTCAAGCTCCTTGAGGAGGCGGGCTACCCCCACAACAAGAAGCACATCTACCGCGTGAACCCGCAGCGCTTCTCGATGATGAAGTACCTCTGCCGCATCGAGCCTGAGGAGATGTTCCCCCGGAACGAGGAGTGGATGCAGGCGATCGGCAGCCAGGTCTATGCGCAGTTCGCCGCGAACCCGTTCGTCGATCTCGAAGCGCTTACCCGAAAGACGCTCTACTCCTTCTACAAGGGCGACACCGACGACCTCATGAAGAAGCAGGAGGCGGGCCTTTCAATGCTCCCCAGCCTCCTTGGCGGGGGCGATCCGATGGCGGCCGGCGCACCACCGCAGACCACCTTCGGTCAACAGGCTCAGAACAAGGCCACGCAATCCACAGTCCCGGCAGCCACCGGCTTGCTTTCGTGAGCATATAATGAAGCTAAGGTCGGATTTATGAGAATAACCACTGCACACCATGATAGTAGAGACTAAGTTCGGCACGTTTGAGCTTGTCAACGAAGACAAGGTTGAGCGTGTCGTGGTTGGCACCACCAATTCAGAGGGCGCGTTCGTGAACGGGCTTGGCGAGGACGCCGACCCGCTCGATATCCTTACGGAGTACGACCGCCAGGGCGGGCTCATCCGCGGCCGCGAGGGGCAGAAGGTCAAGACCGGCTCCTTCTTCGATTTCAAGAGGAAGGCTGCTCGCAAGGCTCCGGAGATCGTCTACGTCTTCCGCGTGAACGGGCAGAGCGTCGAGCTTCCTGAGGACCAGGAGCCGACGCTTGAGCAGAAGGCTGCGACCACGAAGAAGCGGGCGACGAAGAAGAAGTAGCCCATGCGCGAGTGGCTCATTCGCCGGCTGGGCGGGTTCACGGACCTAGACGATTATCTAGCCTCCGCGACCGACCAGGACCGGCAGGCCATCCTCACGCAGGCAACCGAGAAGCTCTTTAACACGGTAAGTGCAGATGACATTCTCCGAGTGCAGGACGGAGTGATGATGTTCGAGGGCCAGCCGATGCTCACCGCGCAGCTGGAGACCCTCAGACACGAGGTAGGGCTCATCCGCAGCTCTCTGACGTTCAAGATCCTTGACCGCGAGGTGAAGTATCACGTGAACCTCAAGATGCGCGAGGCAACGACCCTCGCCCAGCTCGAAGCAGCCAAGATGCTTGAATTCACCTGGGACATCCTCAAGACCGCACTCAAGAAAATCTAAGCCGCTCGAACGCCCGCCTGTGGGGCTCCGAGGGAAGCTTAGACCGACATTCGCCACGGTGAGTGTCGGCCCAAGCTCCTCTCTACCGAGGAAGGCTGCGCCACCGGCTAGCGATACCCGGATGCTACCAACACTATTAGCTCAGTGATGCCCGACGGGGCTGACAATACGATGCCATTCTATGGATGAACACCAGACGGCAGACGCCGATGCAGTCGAAGAGACTGCTGAAGCTGAGGAAACCTCAGCTACCGAAGAAGAAAGTTCTTCACAAGACGATCAGGACTATGAGGCGATAGCCGCCGAGGAAGCAGGCCGCGCCGATCCTGTCCGTGCCACCATCGCCTTCAAGGAGCGCAAAGCGATCCGCGAGGCCGCGGGTGATGACGGAGAGGAAGAGGAGCAGGACGACGAAGATCGTCCGCTCACCAGGCGCGAGCTCAATGACCTCCTCGCCCAGCGCGATCGGCAGCAGAACGACACGGCACTCACTGAGACCGCCCGTTCCCTTGCCGAGAGCGACGCACACGCCAAGGCCATCCTTGCCACATGGAAGAACCGTAGCTTCCCCGTCAACCTTTCGCTTCGCGAGCAGATGGAGGAAGCGAAGGCCATCGTGGACCGCAAGCGCAACGTCGCGAAATCCTCCGAGGTTGAGCGCGCTGCAAAGGCCAAGGAGACCGTGGGGGCTGGCACCTCCTCCGTACACCGCGATCCCCCCGCAACGCCCGAGCCGAAAATGTCGGCCGCGGACCGCAAGGGCATCAAGGACGCCGGCTACGTGTGGGACCCCGTGAAACGGGTCTACGCCAAGAAGCTCGGCGGCGGAAAGACCCTCTATATGCGTGACCTGAAAAGCGACACGTGGATTGAGTAGCCTCCTAGTCCTCTCTGAAACTTACTAACGCGAGTACATCTCGCAGCGCTAAGCGCTTGTCGCTTAGCAACGGTAACAATCAATCCTATGAGGGGAGACCTATCAGTTATTGGCCCACAGGCCGTTATCACCCGTCGCATTGGCGCATCTGCCACCCGCTACGAGGTTGGCGAACCGCTTCACTCGGTCGCCACGTCGAGCTCCGGTGCAGCATCCGCAAATGTGCACGTGCTCGCAGCAGCAGACACTCCGGTTATCGGCACCCATCGCTTCGGTGGTGTGGCTATTTCCCGTTGTCTTCCGCTTGCAACCGGCACCGTCGTTGCTCACGAGGCGAAGGCCGCTTGTCCGGTCCCTTACGTCGGCCGCCTTCGCGGCAAGGCTGAGACCGCAGCGTCTATCGACACTTCGTCTGAGCTCATCGGCGTGACCGGTGACTACACGCTCATCGACTACAGCGCGACGGGCGGCGCAGATGGTGGCGAACTCTACACCATCAAGGAGGCTGCATCCGCAGACACCTCGGGCCTCGAAATCGTTGGCGGCAACACCGCGCTCGGCTTGCTCGATGTGGTTGTTGATGCTCGCGCATACCGCCACGACGTTTCCTAATTAACAGCAGCTTTTACTAGCTACTTAACAGCAATCAGTTATGAACCCTACAGGTGGTCACACAACTGGGCTATCGCCGGATGCATTCCAGAAGGCGATCAATGGTGTCGTGTATGAGAAATTCATGCGCGACGACCAGCCCGACAACCTCTCGGCTCGTGACGGGTTCTTCTTCCGCCAGTCCAAGGCTGACGAAATGGTCTACATCTGGGATGAAGACAGCAACGTCGGTGCCTTCAATGAGGTCGGCGAGCAGGAAGACCTCCCGTCCGATGACACGTTTATCGGCAACACGAAGTCTGTTCGTCAGCGCAAGTGGGTGAAGCAGATCCCTGTTTCATTCGAGGCGTTCAAGACGGAACAGGCCGGCATTAACAAGCGTCAGATGATCGGCGAGCAGATCGCAGATCGCGCGCGCCTCACCCAGGACAAGTCCACCATTCAGGACACCTACGGTGACGCGTTTGACGGTGCGATTTCCACCACGCCTGACGGCGATGCGTGGGCATCGAACAGCCACACGACCCTCAAGGGCGTCAACATCGACAACCTTGAGACCCCAGCGCTCTCAGCCGATGGTCTTTGGACCGTCGTGCAGTCGCTTGCCAATCAGAAGGCGCAGGACGGCGAGGCCGGCGGCCAGGTCTTCGAGGGCATCCTCACCCCGTTCATTCTCTTGAAGACGGCGCACGAGACCCTCGATAGCGACCTCGTGCCGTTCGCAGGTGAGAACCAGATCAACGTCTTCAAGACCATCTACGGACAGGTCTCGATCAAGTCGTCGATCTTCCTCGGCTCGACCTACAACAGCAACAGCAACGCGAACACGTCGTACCACGTCGTGTCCCGCAATGCGCAGGCATCGCGTCGTGTCCTCGTGGACCTCTCGACGCGGCTCATCCCGCCTGAGGCTACCGCAAACGACACGTTCATCGAGCGTGCCAAGTACATGGAGAGCCACTTCATCGGAAGTTGGTTCGGCTATGTGGGCAGCAACGGCACCGCGTAATTACTAGCGTTATCGCAACCCTACTATGAACTCTCTTCAGCAGTGGGCAGGAGTGGTTGCGCTGGTAATTCTCGCAGCCGTTGGCCTTGTCCAACTTGCATCAGCCTTTGACTTCTCGCTCGGCGCAGAAGGTACGCGCTTCCCGAACGGAGTGAGCGCAAGCACCAACTCGCCGCGCGCGAACGGTGAGCTTCGAGGCGACGACCTGAAGCTCGACACCTCGAATACGGCCACGTCTTCCGCTGAGGTTGGCTGCATTCAGTCGCATGCCACGTCAACGGCGACCCCGGTCGTCTACACGTTCACGCCGCACGTCGGCACCACGACCACGCAGGGAGGCACCTCGCACTTCCTCGTGTCGGCTCGCTACGGGTCTTGCCCGATCTAGCGTTCCCACCCCGCCCCTTTGTCTGAATGGGGGGCGGGGATGGGCACACTAACAAGCCCGCCATAACCATCGCCATGACTATCAAAAAGTACCTCGCCTTCTACGCAGCCATCGGGCTCGCGCTTGGGGCGCTCTGTGCGCTTGTGCTGCTCTCCCCGAACCCGGTCGCGGGCGCAGGCGGCGGCCGAAGCCAGCCATCGTGCATCACAACGACGAGCTCGTTCGCACTCGTCGGCAACCAGGTCTCCCGCACCCTACTTGCCGCGAACTCAAATCGCGCGTGGGCGCGCCTCACGCAGGCCCGTGACGCCGGCGGCAGCGCCACCTCGACTGTGTTCCTCTCGACCGATGAAGGAGCTGCTGCTGTCCTGAATGCTGGCCTCAACCTCTCAACGTCGACCCCGACCCTTGAGACCGGCAAGGAGACCGCGAACGTCTACACGGGCGAAATCACCGGCATCACCGACGTTGGCTCAACGACCGTCTACGTCACTGAGTGCGTCTACCAGTAGCCCACACTCACCATGACCATCACCCAGGTCAAAGAGCACCTCACGGGGATGGGCCACGGAGGAACGCTCAACAAGGTTCGCAACATCGAAGCCCTGTTTGAGCGTGCTGCCAACAATCTGCTTATGAAGGTGAAGCCGGTGGAGGCGGTGCGCCTCGCCGCGCTCTCTCAGACGGTTCACGACAAGCTCTACAACTACTCGCTCCCGTCCGATTTCGGCGAGATGATCGACCTCTACCCCCAGGCGGGCCGGGACAGCCACGATATGGCCTTCCGGTCGCTTGCAGAGGCGTTTGATCGCCGCAAGAACCTCGACGACCGCATCATCTCGATCGAGGCGGACGGGGGCTCGAAGCTCCTTCGCATCAACTGGAAGGTCCGCAGCCCGAAAACGCTGCATTCGATGGACAGCCATACAAGTAACGGCACGTGGAGCGCCGTTACGGGGGCCTCAAACGTCGAGACAGACACGATCTACCGCTACTCCGGCGGCGGATCTGTTCGCTTTGACCTCACCGCGACCGGTGGCGGCATCGAAAACACGGGCATGACGGCGGTGGACCTCACGGATGAGGACGAAATCGCCTCGATTGTGATCCCGGTCTACCTCGGATCGACGACGGGCCTCACCTCCTTCAGCATTCGCTTCGGAAACGACCTCACCGCCAACTACTGGACCCCTTCAGCGGTCACGGCGCAGGCCGACGGCACGGCATTTCGCGTTGGGTGGAACATCCTTCGCTTTGCGTGGGCCGGCGCGACCGAGACGGGCACCGTCGCGCCCTCGACCATCGATAGTTTCCGGCTGACAATCACGGGCACGACTGCCATCTCAGACATCCGCGTCGATAATATCCTCTTCGCGGTCGGCTACCCCTTCGACCTGAAGTACTACAGCAAGTACCTCTTCAAGAATTCGTCGGGGACCTGGCTCTCGCGCCCCACGAGCGACGACGACACCGTGGTTCTCGACAACGATGGCGTGAACCTCTTCCTCTACGAGTGCCTCGTCGCGATGGCACAGCAGATGGAGGGCACGGACAGCGCCTTCGACGTCGAGTTTGCGAAGAACGAGCTCAAGACGCTCTACCCGGCCTACCAGGGCATGCACCCGACCCAGGTGAAGAAGGCCCGCACCAGCTACGGAATGCTCCCGCGCTTCCGCACCTAGGCATGGAGAAGTACTTCACCATCGAAGAGACGCTCGGCTACGTCACCGCCCCTGACGAGACGAACACCGACGAGCGCTACCTCACCACTGGCTCGAAGAACGTCCTCGTGGATCGGCAGAGGAAGGTGAAGAGCCGCCAGGGATATACCCGCCTTGGCGCGGCCAACAGCGCGACCACCCCGGTTCGCGCGGGTGTCACGTGGAACACCTCGACCGGCGACGAGCTCCCCGTGCGCCAGTACGACGACGAGCTTGAGGTCTATCTCGGCACCGTTGATGGCACCGACATTGAGGCATGGACCCGCATCCTCGCCTCGTGGTCGACCACGATCAAAATGCGCTTCGCCACGTGGTGGGACGCGACCGAGAACCTCGACCTTCTCTTGTGGGTCATTGGCTCGGCCAATGTCTACGAGTGGAACGGCGCGATCGCCGTCGTCTCAAGCGTCCCGAGCGGCACGACCGTCACGAAGTCGGGCACCACCACGTTTGCAGAGAACCGCTTTTACACGACCCGTAACAAGACCTTCATATGCGCACGCACCGGCACCGAATACACCTACACGGGCGGCGAGAGCACCACGACCCTCACGGGGATCGCGGACACCACGGGCCTCCAGGCCGGCGACATCCTCATCCAGAAGCCGGTCACGAGATCCTCGGAACCAGCTGCAGGGCGCACCAACCACGTCATCTATGTCCACGAGAACCAGGTTGTTCTTGGCTCAGATGACGACGAGGAGGTCTACGTTTCGCAGAACGACGACATTGCGGACTACTCCTTCTCGACGCCGCGGCTCGCTGGGGAGGGGGCGCTCCTCACCCTCGATGCGCCCATGAACGCGGCCGGGAGCGTTGGCAGCAAGCTCGTGCTCTTCGCCGGCAGGAACCACGTCTACAAGGTGGAGACCGCCGAGATTACAGTCGGCAGCACCCTCTCCGAGACGATGAAGATCAAGCGTCTTCAGACGGGCGAGAACCTTGGCTGCATCAACCATGAGAGCGTCGTCGATCTAGGGGACAGCCTCGCCTACATCTCGTACGAGCCAGCGCTCCGCGTCTTCAGCGACCCGGACGAGCTTGAAGGGCTCGACCCGCGCACCTACTCAAGCCCGATCCAGCCCGACTTTGATGCCGAGGACTTCACCGACGTCACCGGCCTCCTCTTCAAGAACGCGCTCTACTATGCCTGCCCGGTCAACACCCGCCTCTACATCCTCGAAATCCTCGAAGACGCGGCCGACGATCCGGATGAGGGAGACAAGGGCGTTCGCCGCTTCTGGCAGCCTCCACAAACGAGCCTGCCGTGCGGACCCCTCGTGATCATCGCGGGCGGACTGCACGCGCACTCAAACAGCGTCGCCGAGACTTACCACCTGTTCGAGGGCACCTCAGACGGCATGTTCGACGGCATGGAGATGAGCGAAAAGCTCCCGATCAACGCCGTCGCCGCCTTCGCCTACCGCACGGGTGACGACCGGGCGAACCTGAAGAACATCGACGAGTACTACACCGAGGGCCAGATCACGACGAACACGGACGTGGAGCTCTCGCTCCTCTACGACTTCGGTGGCGAGAGCCAGACCATCACCCGCACCATCGACGGGGACGACCAGGACATCACGTACCAGGACGAGAGCCTCTCCTCGCTTGGGCAGAGCAGCCTCGGCACGCAGCCCTTGGGCGGCTCCTCGGCGGAGCCGGAAACGACGCTCAAATACCGCGTCGTCTTCGAGCTCCCGAAGGAGGACTTCCACGAAATCCAAGAGGTCTACACGATGGATCAAGTGGACGGTTACTTTGCCGTGCTCGCACGCGGCATGAACATGAAGGCATCCCCACGTCGGGACACCGCTATTAGAAAGTAGGACGTATAATTATGAATGTATGAAGACACGCTCTCGATTACTCGCAGCTACGCTCGCACTTCTTCTGCCGCTCAGTGCCTTTGCCGCGGATACCGTGAAGCCCATTGGTGGCTTTCCGTACTTCCTCGCCGGCTCCGGCATCTCATCGTCGGCAACGTCGATCACGCTCAGCTCGCTCACTCTGCCGCAGACCGGGCAGGAGCTTCTCGACGAGGACTTCTCCGACACGTTCTATCTGACGATTGAGCCGGGCAACCGGAACAAGCAGGAGTTTGTCTCCTGCACGACGGTCACGCAGAGCAACGGCTCGACCGCGATCCTCTCCGGCTGCACCCGCGGCCTCTCGCCCATCACGCCCTACACCGCGAGTTCGACCCTCCAGTACAGCCACGCAGGCGGCTCGACCGTCATCTTCAGCGACCCACCGCAGCTCTTCAATCAGGCCGCCTTCAAGGACAACGACGAGACGATCAGCGGCTCGTGGAGCTTCCCGACCCCCACCGCAGGCGCGAACGCGGCGACCAAGACCTACGTTGATGGCCTTCAGAACGGGGGCACGCTTTCCTACGATCAGATCATCGTCGCCGGTACCGCGGGCGAGACCATAGCCACCGGCACGATCCTCTACTTCAAGCGCGCAGACGCGCGTTGGTGGAAGGCCGACACCGACGTTCCTGAGAGCACCACGAACGCCATCCTCGGCATCGCTCAAGGACCAGGTACCGCCGGCAACTCCATCACGAACGGCGTCCTCACGCTTGGCCTCGACACCACCCAGGTCGGCATGTCCGCGGGCGTGAACCTCTTCCTCTCCTCCACGGCGGGCGCGACCTCAACCGCCACCACGACCGTCGGGCTCGGAAAGGTCAAAAGCGCAACCGAGCTCTACTTCAATCCGCACGCCTTCGGTGTGGGTCTCGGCAACGACAACACCTTCAGCGGCACGAACAGCTTCGCTACGTCGACGTTCACCGGCACCGTGACGACTAACGGCATCGCCACCTCGACGTTCGCCACAGCCTCTACCTCCTCCTTCACTGCAACCTTCACCTGGGCAAAGCCGGCCGGCCTCAAGCAGCTCATCGTCGAAGTTGTCGGCGGAGGCGGCGCAGGCGCGGCAGACAACCAGGGCGGAGGCGGAGGGGGCGGCGGCGCGTACTGCAAGGCCGCCATCCCGTCCAATCTCCTCGCCTCTACCGTAACCATGACCGTCGGTGCAGCTGGCGCGCAGTCCTCCGTAGGCGGGCATGTCGTCGCCGGTGCCGGTGCTGCGGCGAGCGGCGGTACTCAAGGCGCTGGTGGTGACTGTTCCGGCACGGTGTCGAGGATGGTGGAGATCGAAAACTTCGACGGAACACCAGGCGGAACCGACACCGGCCCGACCCCCGACTTCGCCAATGGCGGCGACGGTGGCGATAGCGTCTATGGCAGAGGCGGTCAGGGTGTCGTCACCGCACCAAACGGTGCTTCAGGCAACCTGGCCGGCCGAGCAGCTACCGGTTACGGCGCTGGTAGCGGTGGCGGTGTCACGACCGCGAGCGGTGCGGCTGCGCCCGGTCTCATCATCCTGACTGAGATCTTCAACTAGCTACCATGCCTACGAAGACCCCCACCTACAAACCGACCGTCGCCTCGATCGGAGGGCGCAACTTCAAGATCGGCTCTAAGCGGTACGAGGAGGAAGTCTCCGCGGGTGGCATTGCTGCCCCAAAGCTCCTGGGTACGGCTCGACCAGCCAATCAACGGCCGGTCTCCGTCCTCTCCTCAAAGCAGGGGCAGAACGTCGTCGACACGACAATCACCCCCGCGATCAGTCAGGGCATGACGGCGGCGGCCGTTGCCGATCAGAACCGCATGGAGAGCACGACCGAGAGCGACCCGCTTGATGACCTCGACATCTTTGATGACGAGGAGACGAGCGAGGAGGGCAGGCTCGCCCGCCTTGAAAAGCTTGCCGACAAGCAGTTCGAGCAGGAGCAGAAGAGCTACCGACAGCTCTCCCTTGCCAACACCGACGAGACCAGCGCTCTCATCGGCTCCCTTCAGAGTGCATGGGCGACGGCCCGGAAAGCACAGCTCGAGACGAACAAGTCGACCGAAGCGTCGCTCGGCCAGGTAGCCATCCGCACCGGCATCTCCCGCTATGCGCCCACGCTTGCAGCTACGCAGATGGAGGCGCAGCGCACCTACGGCATCGAGAAGCTCACCGAGCTTGACGGCAAGTACTCCACGAAGATCGCGGAGGCGAACGCTGAGCTACGCCGCGGCAACCTTCAGAACGCCCTCAACGCCTCCAAGGCGGCCCGCGAGTACCTCGACGAGGCCATGAAGACGGCCCGCGAGAACATCGAGGAGGCGCAGAAGCTCTCCCGGCAGACCCGGATTGATGCAGGCGTCGGCGCGCTCCTTGATGCCGGCGTCGTCAATCCGAACGACATCATGAAGCGCCTGAAGGCGAAGGGTCTCAGCCTCAGCTCAAAGGAGGTGGCCGACACCATCGAGAACCTCACCGCCGAGGGCGACGAGAGTACCGAGCTCCTCTCCGTTGAGGAGGCGCGCAAGCTTGGCGTGCCGTTCGGAACCACGAAGGGCGAGGCGTACGGCACGATGGCGCAAACGTCGGGGATTGAAGACCTCACCCCGTCGCAGTTGAACGCCTCCAACTCGCTTCGAGACGACTACAACACCCGCTCGAAGGACTTCTTCACGGTGAAGGCGCAAAAGACCCGCATCGACGCAGCCGCTCGCAACCCTACACCCGCTGGCGACCTCTCCCTCATCTTCGCTTACATGAAGATGCTCGACCCAACTTCGGTGGTGCGAGAGGGCGAGTTTGCGACCGCGCAGAACGCCGGCAGCGTCCCTGACCGGATCATCAATCAATACAACGCCATCGTGAACGGCGGTAAGCTCGGTGCCACCGGCGACGAGAACGCGAAGCTCCGTGCCGACTTCGTGGAACGTGCGCGCCTCATCTACGAAGCCGAGAAGGCGCAGCAGGAGCAGCGCAATCGCATGTATGCGAGCCGGGCCGAGCGCCTTGGCATCCCGGCAGACCTCGTCATTGAGCCGCTTGACCTCGACGACATGCGCACCCCCGAGGAGAAGCTTCAGGAGCTCTACGACAGCGACCCGGAGACCGCGGCCAAGATCAACCAGATTGAGGCCGAGAACCCGAACCTGACGCCGCAGGACATGCTCGATATCCTCGACGGCGATACCGTGTCTATGAGCGCCGAGAGCCTCGCCACTGCAATCGCAATGGCCGAGACCGGCAACAAGCCAGGCACTAAGGGCGCGAGCGGAGAGAACGGAGCGTTCCAGTTCCTGCCGCCCACGTGGGCTGCGATTTCACGTGAAGTCACCGGCAAGGTTCTTCCGATGACGCCTGAGAACGAGCGAAAGGTTGCGGTCGCGAAGATCGACCGGCTCCTTCGCCAGGGCAACACGCCCGAGGAGGTGGCGCTCATTTGGAACACCTCGCTTGGAGGCTCTGAGGAGCCGCGGCGCATCGCGGGCGTGAACAAGCAGGGCGTCAAATACGACAGCGTTGCCTACGCCAAGAAGGTTATGAGCCACCTCCGCACTTCCTAGTATGCCGCTTACACCCCAGCAGATCGAAGAGTACCGCCAGCGCTACAACATCACCCCGAGGGGCGCTTCAGGAGCGTCTCGCCCGAGCGCCACCGGGACCCCGAGCACAGGCAAACTGACGGACCGCTTAAAGGCCGGCGAGTTCCGCAATCCGGGGCGCAGCGCGGCAGGGCCTACGGTTCCAGAGAGCGGGCCGGACGAGCGGTCCATCGGCCGCAAGGTGGTCGATGCCATCGTCGACAACCCCGTTTCGGATTTCATTGAGAAGCTACCGGGCGGCAAAATCGGAGAAGCGGTCGGAACGGCCGTGGGCGGCTTGGGCGCGCTCGCACGCGACGCCGTAACCGATGGGCCGGACATCTTCCCGCAGTACCAGGAGGACGCGCAGAGGGGGCCAGGATCGGGCCAGGAGGCTGTGAAGGTCGCCGCGGATGGGGCCAACGCAGCCATCACCGCCGCAAGCATGGGGGCATCCCTTCCTGCCAAGATCATACCGAAGGTCGCCGCAGCTTCGGGCATCGGTGGTGCAGCCGCGGGAACCCGAGCCGTTGCGGAAGGCAAGCCGACCGACCAGGTGGTGCAGGATGCCGGCATCGGTGCCGCGGCGGGCGGCGTGCTTACGGCCGTCACCGCCCCGCTTGGCAACGTCACCAAGGAGGCAGGCAAGACCATTCACAAGATGGCCGTCCCGCTCTCAGCACGGGAGGCTCAGATCATGCAGAATTACCGAGCAAATACGCCGTTCTGGAAGCGTGTCGGCGCGGTGCTCGCTGGCAACCCGAAGACCCCGCGCACGACCGAAGAGACCGCATTCGCGAAGAAGCTCGTGGGTACCGAGGGCATGCTTGGCGTCCAGGCGAAGCAGGCGTCGCAGAAGCTCTGGAAGGATCTGATCGGCCCGCGCCTCCAGGCGTCAGGCGTGAAGACGAGCGTGCCGGCGCTCTTCAGTGAAGCTGAGGAGGTTATTCGCCAGCGCAACCCTGACCTCACTCGCCAGAAGGCGCTCTTGGAGGGCCTTGAAGCTATCAAGGACGACTACGCCGGCATGGGCGACGTGGACATGGTGCAGCTTCAGAAGCTCAAAGAGGGTTGGGCGCAGTTTGTCCCCGAGAAGGCATATAAGGGCCAGCCGATTGCCGGCGCGGTGCGCCAGGTCAGCAAAGTCCTCTCCGATCTTGCGCGGCAGGACATCACCTCCGCACTCGGAGACGACGTCCGCCTCGCCTACATCGACTACGGCAACCTCAAGGGCATCGCCGAGCTCGGCCAGAAGGCGATGACGGGGGCGAAGTTCAAGGGCGGCGCGGGCGGCTGGCTGAATGCCGTGAAAGACATGGTGGTGACGCCGATCGCCACGGTGGGCGGGCTCACCGTCTACACGGCGGGGAGGGGCGTTGAGCTCATCGGCCAGAACGGTGCGGCCGTGGTCGGAGATGTGATCCCCGATCTTACGAGCGCATCCAACCAATAGTGACGCCGGCAATCCAAAGCCCAAGGAGAACCAGCAAGATTGTTACCATACTAAAAGCTAACCACACGGAGACATGAGCGTCAAAGAGCGAGGGGTGAATAGGGGAAATTGCGCCAATCGACGTGTGGCTTATTGCATACTTTCTATATGACGCAGCCGATCCTTCGCAAAGTCTCCAAGCGTAAGCTCTACGAACTCTCAAAACGCGATCCTGCCCTCGCGCAGGCGCAGGCGTTGGGGGAACTTCAGGGCGTCGCCGGTCGAATTGCGGAGGTGGTGCTCGCGGAGGTGCGTGCCCAGGTCGCCGAGGGCAAGGCGGTCCTCGACGCCGCACTCGAAGCTCGCCTCACCGAGCTCATGGACGAGCTTCCAGGCATCAAGGAGCGCTTTGAGGGCATCCTCCGCGAGGAAATTGAGGCTCGGGTAGCCGAGATTACCGGCGAGCCAGGCGAAAAGGGCGACGAAGGCCCGGCACCGAGCGACGAGAAGCTCCTCAACCTCATCAAGCCGCTCATTCCCAAGGTCAAAGACGGCAAAACGCCCTCCGATGCGAAGCTGATCGCGCTTATCCGCCCGCTGATCCCGAAGGTGGAGCCCGGCAAGCCCGGAAAGCCAGGTAAGCCGGGCAAGAACGGCAGCCCAGACACCGGCACCGAGATCCTCGCGAAGCTCCGCGCCCTTGGAGAGGCGGGGCTCAAGGTTTCAGACATCAACGGGCTCCGCGAGCTCGTGGAGCAGCTCTCCGGCGGCAGCACGCGCACCAAGCGTGGCGGTGGGATGGGCATGCCGCAGCACGAGGCGAAGAGCGTCGGTAGCGCCACGACGACGATCAGCACGACTTACAAGATCGCGGCCGGCGGCCGGGCAGCGTGGCTCTACTACGAGGGCTCCGCGCTCGCCTACGGCACCGCCTACACGGTCGGCAGTGACCAGAAGACGATCACGCTGCTCTTCACGCCGAACGACAGCACCAAGATCGACATAACGTACATCCGCTCCTGACCTATGAAGCGTCTCCTCCCCCTCATCTTCATCCTCGTTGTCATCGCTAGCCTCTTCTTCGCGGCCACCGCGGAGGCGCAGCTTCGCGTTACCCAGCCTCATTCCGGCGGCACCGGCAAAGGTTCTGCTACGGGGGACGACGTTGGCCTCTGCCTCAAGGTGCTCGACGACGACCCATTCACATACGAGTTTGGGACCTGCGGCTCAGGCGGGGGAGGCACCGGCCTTGCTACCTCAAGTCCGGTCTCAGCTGGAAACGTACTCGTCTACTCCTCAGCAAACGGCGGGACCGCGTTTGGCGCTGCTACCTCGACCCTGACGGTTTCAGGCCCGTTCACCCTTCCAACCATCCGTATTCTCGGCTCAAGTGGCGCGATCACCTACACGGGCCTCGCGACCACCTCGCAGCCTTCCTCCTCCAACCTCCTCGTGTCGAACGGCGGGTCAGGGGTGTACGGGGCAGCGACCTCAACGCTCACCGCCTCCTCGCCTCTTACCGGCAGTTTCACGCAGGTTGGATCGGGCGGTTCCCTCGGCTGTCAGACGGCTTCCGGTTCACAGGCCGGGTGTCTTGCGGCAGCAGACTGGACGACCTTCAACAACAAGGTTGCAGCCACACGCGCCCTCACTGTCGCCGGCACGGCCAATCAGATCAGCTCCTCAGCCGGATCACAGGACTTGTCCGCAGATCGGACGTGGACGCTCTCGCTTCCCTCCCACGTGATCTTCCCGAGCTCTTTCCAGGTCACGCGAGCAAGCACCACCCACGCGACCTCGACCAACCAGGACATCACCGGCCTCCTCACGTTCAACGGCGTGACGGGGAACGAGTGGACGGACTTCTGTACGACCATCACCGGCTCCGCAGACCTCTGTGACGGCGCGGACGCGTCAGGCGGGGGCGGGGGTACGGGCAACGTCGGAACGTCATCGGCTGAAACGTCTACCCGCGTTCCGTTCTGGACCTCGACCAACGCTACCCCAGCCCTCCTCTCCGGCGGCAACGCAGGCTTTACGTTCAACAACACCGATGCCCGCCTCACCGTCACGAACGCCTCGACGACCGCCTTCTCCGCAACCACGGTCTGTCTCACAGGAGACACCTGCCGAACCACCTGGCCTACGGGGGGCGGGTCGCTCACAGGCTCAACCGGTCAGGTCGCCTACTTCCAAGGGGCGAACGATGCGGTGGGTACCTCGACCATCACCATAGACACCCAGAGCCAGGTCGGTATCGGCTCGACCTCGCCCTACGCGGAACTCTCGGTAGACGCCCCGACGGGCACCGCCGACTACTTCGCGATCGGATCTTCGTCAGGGCAGGTGCTCTCCGTCAGCCCCTCAGCTGCAATCAAGTTTGGCGTCGGCTCAACCTCCTCCAGCCACACCGCCATGATCCAGGGCAACACCCTGATCGAGAGCACGCTCTCCGAGGCGTTTGCCGTGGGAGCATCGGGCACCACCACCCGCGCCCTTCTCGTGAACAACCTCAACTTCGGGAACGGGCTCGGGATCACCACCAACACCGCCGGGAGCGGCCTCGCCCTCTCCGTCCAGTCCGGCAACATCTCCGACAACCTCACCATCGACGCGAAGGGATCGGGCACTATTCAGATCGGCACCGTCTCAAGCGGTACGATCACCCTCAACCGCCTGACGGTGAATTCGAGCGGCCTGCAAACAAACGCGACGGCCGCGAGCGCGAACTTCGCCGTCGTGTCGGGGTCAGGCTCAACCGCACAGACCTCCGGAGCGCTTCTCTTCCCGAGCTCAAGCACGAACAACATCCGCACCTTCTTCCACGGAGCCACGGGGGCAGCCCCAGCAGCGAACACCAACTACACCGCGGTCTTCATGGGCCACGCCCCGGTCTCTGAGGCAGGATCGGGAACCCATCCCTTGATGGTCAACCTCGGTGTGCGTGGACTTCTTGTGACCAACGGGGCGGGTTCAGTCTCCACTACTTCAACGCTCTACATTGACGGCCAAGCGAGTACGACCGTAGCCACGGGCGGGCACTTCGGCCTCTACGTTCATAATGCCGCCACTTACCTCGGGGGAACCACCACGATCACAGGGGCGGTGAGCGACAACTCAACCGGAACAACGACCGTCGAGTGGGGGGATCAGTACACCTCGAACTCAAAGGTCTGCCACAACACCAAGAACACTACCGGCGGGTCGATTAGCTTCTACTTCGTCGGCACAACAATGGTGGTTGAGAACAACCGCTGTCGCTAGGTATGCGCTACCTGCTCCTCTTCCTCCTCCTGTTCCCGGCGCTTGCCGAGGCGAAGACGATCATCCTCTCTGCCGCTCCGGGTGAGGGGAACCAGACCTGGACAGTCCCTGACGACTACGACGCCACAACCGCCATGATCGAGTGCATCGGCGCGGGAGGCATCGGTGCGCCAGGCTTTGGTGAAGTCCGTAGCGGAGCCGGGGGAGGGGGCGGGGCGTATGCTGCGATCTTCAACCTCGCGCTCACCCCCGGTGCGTCTGTCACCTACGCCATCGGTTCGACCTCAACGACCACCTCGGGGACAATAGCCAACGAGACCTACTTCAACGGCACCGCGTCTACCTCCGCTTCCTTGTCCTGTGCGTTCGGCCGGGCGGCGTCTCTATCTACAGCGGGTCAGGGCGGCAAGACCGCGCAGTCAACCGGCACTATCGAGTTTGACGGCGGCAACGGTGGCATCGGCGGCACGAGCGCCAACCAGGGCGGCGGGGGAGGAGGGGGATCAGCTGGTCGCTTTGGTACCGGTAAGAACGGCAACAGCGGCGTCTCAAACCGCACGGGGCCAGGTGGCGGCGGGGGAGGAGGAGGTGGGTCTACACCGGGGCGCTCCGTCACAACGGCAGGCGTCCCCGGTGACGGCGGCCACGGGTATTTCAGTAACGGCGGGGGAGTGGGGCGAACCTCCGGCAACACCAACGGCGGCAACGGCACGAGCGGGGGCGGGGGCGGCGGCAGCTCCGGCACAGGAACGGGAGGAACCGGCGGCTGTGACACCACCTTTGCCGACGGCGTGGGAGCCTGTGGAGGAGGAGGTGGCGGCAGCGGGAACCCCGGCCCCGGTAACGGGGGTACGGGCGGTCTTTACGGCGGGGGAGGGGGCGGTGGGGGCTACGTCTCTGCCGACCCCACTAACAGCACCGGCGGGCGCGGCGGCCAAGGCGTCATCGCCATCACCTACTTCTCGTTCCAGGGCAACTTCAAGCAGACCGCAGGCACGCTCTTTCAACAGGGGGGTACCTGGCTCATCGACTGAGTATGGACGAGCCACGCTACTCGAATAGACAGATCGAACGGATGCTCGACCAGCAGAGCACCGATCTTAAGAAACACATCGACGACGCCACGGGGCCGATCTTGGTCCAGACGACCAAGACGAACGGTCGGGTTGATGCGCTTGAGAAGGAGACCGGACGCATTTGGAAGGGGCTCCTCGCGCTCGGCATCCTCGTGCTCGGTATCGTCCTCGGCAGGCCCGAGCTTATCCAGCTGATCGTCGCTGCCCTCTAGCGTATGGAACGCAAAAACTACGGCCTCATCCTTCGACCGCAGAAGCGCCATGCTTGGATCATGGGCAGCGGCAAGGCGACCGCCAAGCTCGGGGCGGACGCGGGGATCATCAATCCCAAGGGCGATTGGTGGAAGTGGCTTGGAGCCCCGGAGCACCAAAAGCGCGGCGACTTCGACACGTTCAACTGCGTCTGCCACGCCATCCTGAAGGCCATCCGCGCCCTCGCTAAATTCAAGGGCTACAAGATCCCCGACAACCTCTCGGAGCGCTACGCCGGCTGCGTCTGCGGGACCGTTTGCGGCGTCGGCAACGAGCCGTGGCGGGTCGCTGAGCTCATCGCGACACAGTTCGGCGTCGTGGCCGAAGAGCGGATGCCGTGGTCCCCGGAGATCGATCGATGCGAGGAGTACTACACGCCCGTTGACGAGAACGTGGTCGCCGAGGGCCAGCAGTTCCTACGGGAATACGAGATCGAGCCCGAGTGGGTCATCCCGCCGATCAACAACTTCAGCCCCAAGGAGAAGAACCGCCGGATCAAGGCCGCCCTGAAGCGCGGCACCGTCGTCGCTTCCGTTCTTGCGTGGCAGAAGACGGGCACCCGCTACACGAAGCCTGTCGGCGCGCGGGACACGCACCTCGTGATGATCGCGGCGGATGAGGAGATCAGCGACCAGTACGAGCCCTTCAAGAAGAAGCTCGACCCTGAGTACGACTACAACGCCGCCATCCTCTTTTTCATGCGACCGAACCCGACCGGCGTTGCGCCCTTCGAGCAGAACTATCTCGTGCTCATGCTTCAGAAGGCGCTCCGGGCGCTCAAGGCGCTCGTGCCCTTCTTCACGACGCCGCGTGAAGCCCGGTTCGACGTGCCGATGGAGCCCTTGCCTGCGCCGGAACCAGTAACAGTACCTAGTACAGTACCAGTACCAGTTCCCGAGCCGCCGCGGCTCACGAACCGGGAGCATCTCTACCAGGTCGCCAAGGGCTGCCTTGGCCGCGACATGGCGAAGACGCAGAACGAGCTCGGCTGCGCTGAGGCCGTGAATGCGGTCCACAAGCTCGCCTTCGGCCGGCAGATCGGGGGCGGGGCCTCGACCGCGCTTCTCTACAAGGCTCTGAAGGCCCACCCCGACTTCATGGCGGTGACGGAGCCCTTGCCGGGCGACATCATCATCAGCCCGACCGGCACGAGCTCAAAGGGTGCTCCAAACGGCCACACCGGCATCGTCGGCAAGACCCACATCATGAGCAACAATTCGCTCACCTATAAGTGGGACGCGACGCATACGCCCGGTCAGTGGGCGGCTTATTACGGGAAGAAACTCGGTTTCCCCACCTTCTACTTCAGAAGGAAGGGCGTGCGCTCTTAGTCGCTTACAATAATGCTATGTCACATCAATACGCTTCCGGTCTCGTGATCCTCGTCTCGGCGCTCGCTCCTCTCTTTGGGTTCGAGGTAGCCAACAGCGAGGTGCTCACGAACAACATCCTCAACGTCGTCACCGTCGCGGCTGCCCTCTGGGCCATCTATCGCCGCGTGTCCGTTGGCGACATCAGCTGGACCGGCCTTCGCAAGAGCTAGCCGACACCACCAAAGGCGCACCCCCGGGATTGAGCCGGGGGGCTTGGAGGTTGCGCGGGGACTTTGCGCGAAAATGGGAGGGCTATGAAGGATTGAGCTAGTGTTTACCCGTACCTGTAATCCCTTCGTATGGTGTACAACCAAGAGATTGCGCCTCTGCACAAAGAATAGCACCGCAAGGGTGCTTTCTTTGTCAACCTGTGCACAACGGCTAGACGTACAAGCCCTGCTTTGCGAAGCGCGCACGTTCCAGGCGGTCGTAGAAGGCCCGAAGGTCGGGGTCTGCGATCGTATCTTTCGTCGCCTGATTGTGGATGCGGTACTGGTAGTACTTCGCGCCGCTCACGCCTCGGGTCTGCTCCCGTGCGAACAGGCCAGGGTTCGCTCCCCACAGCTCACTCATGCGGGCAGACACTTCGTATGACACGAACGCGTGCTGCCCGAGCTCCGCAACGTACACCTCGCCGATGAGCTTCCAGATCGGGATGAAGGCGTTCTCGCCATCCTTCCGGTTCCGATACAGCTGGTAGAAGATCGCTTGGTGCTGAGTGATGCGCTTCATAAGCCTTGGATGGTGGTCGTCCCTACCGCTTCACACTCGACCGCGAGTGCGCCCGGCCACCCATCAACCCGTTCGATGTACTTCCAGGCAGGGAAACCGTGTGAACGACAGTACGCCTCCACACCGTCTACCAGCTGTTTATCAGCGGTAGGTTCGCTGGCGAACTCCTCCCCCCACGTGTTCTTGATGCCCGCGTAGGTACTGAGCATGACCCAGACACAGATCGGCAGCACGATTAGGAAGAACACGGACGCAAGCACTGAGATGATGAAGACTTCGTACTTGTTCATACGCGTGGGTAACTACGGTCCGCCACGTCGCGCGGGTCCTCACGCCGTGCCAGGTCTTCCGCTTCATTCGCGGCGTGTGCGTCACGCAGATCGAGCGTGCGCGGCGGGAGATATTCCATCTCGTCGATCAGCTTCCGAGCTTCCCGGCCGCCTTCGTGGTGGCCCACGGCGTAGCCGATGAGGAAGCTCCCCAGGAGGTAGAGAAATAGTGCGGGGCTCATACGCTAGAAGGGGATGTCCTCCGGGTTAATCTCCTCATCCGGGTAGTCCGCGCTCTCCGACCCAAGCTCCGGCTCCGCCTGAATGTCCTCGACCGGCTCACCCTCGACCCGCCTCGCCTGTGTCCGGCTGTCGGAACGCTCCGTGTGCTCATGCACGTACTGAAGCTTCTCAAGCACGAGCGGCATGAGGCTCTCCGGCACCGCGCCGGCCTGCGCAAACGACATCGAGAAGTAGGTCTTCATGCCGTGTTCGAGCAGCACGCCGAGCTTGGTGACGTAGGTGCAGATCGGCTCCTTGAGGCTCGAAATGTACCGGTAGAACGCCGGCTCATTCTCCGGCCGCACCTCAGAGCCAAGCGACGCGCCCTTGACCGTCACGCGCACGAGCTCCGGCTCCGCCGTGCCTGATCCCTGCGAGAGCAGCGCGTAGACGTACTGGACGGTGCGCAGCCCCGGATAGGTCTCGCGTGCCTCGCGGGCCGACCCCGTGAACACCTTCGTCCGGCCCTCGAAGACCGACACGGTGTCCTCGACGGTGTTGTGCTCGTTCGTGGAGCGCAGGATTTCGCCCTTGGCGGTGCGCTCGACGAGCTTGCGTCGGATCTTGAGCATGATGATCCGGATTTCGGGGCCGAGGTTCACTTCCTCCGGCTTCGCGTTCTCATCCGTCCGTCCGATCCAGATGCGCTTGCGGAAGTACCCGCCCTTGCGCTTCACCGCCCCCGTGGGAGTGGTGATCGGCTGGCCTGCCTCGTCGGTCTCAATGTCGCCGTCGCCGTTGAGAAGCACCTCGTTTAGCACCAGGCGTTCGCCGCCCTGATAATTCTCCTGTCCAGTGAGTGACTTCAGTTCGTCGTGGTTCATGTATTTGGTTGGTTAGTTTTTCTCGTCCTTGATGGCTGCTGGAATGATATCGGCGCTGTTTCCCATGTCTTCGAGGAAGTCCATTATCGCCGTTTGTAAGGCGATAAAGTCTCTCGGCGTCATGGAGACGATCAGGCTAAATTCCTTTTTCCTCGTGTAGTCGCCAGTGCTCTCAATCTCGATTTTGAATTCTTCCATAGGTTATGCTGCTAGCTTCTTGATCCGCTTCTCCTCAGCGACCGCCGCCACCTCCGGCTCCGCCCGCTTCGGCGAGAGCACGATCGGATAGTCCTTCTGTGAGCACCCGCGGCTGTCGCGTATCTGCGTCTCGTACACCTCTGCCCAAATCTGGCGGGTAGCCAGGAAGAGCGGGAAGCAGTCGTCGACCGGCTTCCAGCGGTAGGTGTGCGGCACGGTCTTCAAGGCCGCCTGTCCCGTCTGAAGGATGGCGAGCTTCATGCCCGACACGTCGCGCTCACCGAGGATCGGGTTCTCCCCGTTCACGATGCACTCGCGGTACGCGGACACCTGCATGGCGTACTCCGTGGAGATCACCTTCGAGGTCTTGAAGTCGATGAGCCAGAGCTCACCCTCAATCTCGGCAATGGCGTCGAGCGTGCCGGCGTAGCCGTGCTTCTCGCTGTAAAGGTTCACGTCCCAAACGAGCCAGGTCGGCTTCACCGCGTCCTGCCATTCGAGGAACGACATGATGTGTCGGATTTCCTCGGCTGTGAGCTCCTCCGCCTGTCCGGTGGAGGGGTTCACGAACTTGCTGTCGATCCGCACCTCGTCGCCCGCGATGATCGCGGAGATGGCGTCGTGGACCTTCGAGCCCCGCTCGCCGCCGAGCTTCTTGAGGAGCTCCATCTCATCCGCGCCCACCTCGTCGCGCATGCGCATGAGGCCGAGCTTGGGATAGATCGAGAGTATCCAGGTGACGGACGGCAGGAACTTGAAGGTGGGCAGGCCCGTCGCGTCGTCTTTGCCCATGAGCGCATACCAGCGCTCGTCATTGGTGGTGATGCGGACGATGCCCTTCTTCTCGTCCGTTACGCGTATCTCCTTCTTCATACCCCCGCGTCGGCTAGCTTCTTCTTACAAAACTCGACCGTCTGCCCCGCCCAATCCTCGTGCACCTCAAGCGCCGTGAGCTCCTGCGCATGCACGGGCTCGCGAAGGACGAAGAGGTCAATCACGAGCGAGAGCGCATACGCTGAGAGGCAGAGCAACAGGACGCCAAGGATGCGATCAAAGTCAGTCGTGCGCCGAGGCTTCAGCAAGCGGTCGATGAAGTTCGGCTGCACTCGTCTCAAACATGGTTCGATGTAGGTCATGTAGTTTGGTTATTAGGTCCCCCGTGGGGGACACCTTAATCTTAGCACCTTGTAGGCATCGTGTAGGCATGCCTGTGGATAACCTCCCACCGGTGTCGGCATTATCGCCTATTATTCATCTATATGACCACGCCACCCAAGATCAGGGCCGAGAGCGGCTACAAGCAAATCCGCATCAGCAAGAAGGCTCACCGTGAGCTCCTGATGCGCGCCATGAAGGAGCGGCGCACCGTCGTCGCGCAGCTCGACGTGATACTTGGCGTATGAGGTACATCGCCTACCTCACGATCAAGGACGAGAGCGGCGAGCTCGTCGCGGAATACCGGCTCAAGCTCCCGAAGGTAATCGGCGAGAACGACGTGCCCCGGCGGGCGACCAAGCCTGCTCCGCCGCCTGCGAAGCCCCCGGTGAGGCCGGAAGGCAAGCACACCAAGTACCGCAAGTACCTGGACGAGCCTAAGCCCGAGGCTGTCACCGTCTCTGCGGCGCGCGGCGAGCGTCTCCTCACCGTGAAAGAGTATGGCCGGGTGAAGGCTTTCGTGCTTGGCGACCTAACCCCGCTCGCCATTGCGACAGAGATGAACGTCCCCTTGCAGCAGGTGAACTACGCCATCCTCAGCAGGAACTACGAGAAATACCTAGAAAGTGCCAATCGTGTTTAGTTATCCCCAGGTCTTATCCCCATGAAGATAGCCGCCCCTCGTGTATCATGGGCCACATGCTCCAGAGAGGAACGGTATCGTGCTACACTATGCCTGCGAGGAAACTCGCTTCCTGTCAGAGCATCCAATCAGCCGCTAGCGCTTAGGCGCGGGCGGTTTTTTGGTGTCCTGGGGGTACAACGGCGGGACGTTAAACTAGGCCGTTCCAGCGCAGGCTACGTCATGCCGACACACAGACGAGCGTCCGACGGAAATCTGCGTCCCGCTTCTTCTCCACGTCGTGGGGGGAGGGGGGGCGCATCTTCGCATCCTCTGGAAATCAACTAATCCCAGGCTGACGCCTGATAAGACCTATGGAGATACACCCTAGCTACCTCGATAAGTTCAATAAGACCGATGGTGCATCAAGCGACCGCGCCGAGCGTCTTTCCCATTTCATGAACCGCGGCATCCAGGTCCGCGACCGTAAGGGCGGGTATCGCGACGCGACCGACAAGGAGATCGCGATCATGCTCTCCCATGTCCCGACCGAAGACCTCTACGCGTTCCGCCGGCAGTGCGAGGGAGCCCGGTCCTTCAGCCGGTTCTTCCATTGGGCGCTCAAGCCGAGGGTATGAAGGCGCACATCCGCCGGATGGTCCTTGAGCGCGACGGGGGGAGTTGCACCGACTGCGGAAGTACCGAGAACCTCACCGTCGACCACATCGTCCCGCTATCCCGCGGCGGCACAAGCATCCCCGCGAACCTCGTGACGCTGTGCGAGCAGTGCAACGTCCGCAAGGGCAATCACATCCCGTGGGATTGGTTCTCACGCCTCGTCATGGCGCTCCACATTGATGAGCACCTCACCAACCTGCGCAACGAGCTCGCGGCCGAGCGGGGCGGCATCTTCGGCACGCTTCGTCGGGAGATACAGTCTTCCAGGGACCACACCCTCCGCGCCGCCACAAAGCTTATCGACAACCAGCAGCGCGACATCGCCGGCCTCAAAACCAGGCTGCGGCTCTTAGAGGAGCACCTTGGCGTCGAGTACTTCCACGAGGTGAGCGAGCAGCAGGGCTACCGCAAGCGCAAGAAGGCATGACGCTCCGCTTCGAGACGCTCCCGCCAACCACGAACCACATCTACGGCCGGGGCGGGCGCGGCGTGTACCTTCTCCCCAATGTCAGGACCGCCAAAGAGGCGCTCGCGTGGGAGGCCCGCAGCCAGGTCAAAGGCCCCCCGATGACAGGCTCTCTCTCCGTCGCCGTCACCCTCTATTGGGGCGACCGTCGGAAACACGACATCGACAACATCAAGATCCTTCTCGACGCGATGACGGACATCGTTTGGGAGGATGACGGGCAGATCGTGGACCTTGAGCTCCACAAGCGCTTCGACAAGGAGCGACCGCGCGTGGAGATGACCGTCAGCTACGCATGAAGTCCTGGTCTGACCTCACCCCCGCAGAACGGCAAGAGCGCCTGCGAAAAGGCGCGCATCGTTTTGCCCGCGATTTCGGCGACCAAATAGCGTCACTTGCTGCCGAGTAGGAGCGCCGGGAGCTTCGCAAAGTTAGCCGCAAACGCGTACGCCTGCTTCCGGGTCAGGTTGTCGAACCCCGTCCCGATGTGGTGGCGATCGTCGAAATAGAACCGCACGATAGGGAAGCCGTTGGCGTCATAGACGCAGAAGCAGGCGGCTTGCTCCTTCACGATGTAGGGCGGCGGGAAGCGGTCGGGCATAGCGACCACACCAACTAGCGCGTGCCCGTTTTGTTCTCAACGCCGAACTTTTCCCCTTTTGTGAAAGACGTTTCCGTTGCCGGTCTGTTCGGGGTGCTAAACTGGCGGGGTGGAGAGTTCCGAGCAGGGAAGAACGGGTAGTCTCTCTGCCACCGAACGCGAGGGGTCGTGCCCGAAGTCGTACGGTGGTCCAGTTGCACGAAAAGAGAGACCCCTGCTCAGAGCTCTTCTATCCAAGCTCCCGATACACCGCGGCGACGAGCTCCACAGGGTCTGCGTCGAGCGCCTTTACGTACTGATAGAGCTCAATCGCATCGAGCCGGCGGTCCCGGTTCTCCACCTTCGACACAAACTGCTGGGGCTTCCCCAGCCGCGCAGCGACCTCGGATTGGAGGAGACCACGTGCCTTTCTGAGTTCAATCAGACGCTCGACCAGGGACGCGTAGGCGTCTGTGAACACCGAACCAGGCATGTACGCTGGCTACACGCCTTAGAGGCGAACCCGCTTTCGGGGTACCCCATTATGGGGTATCAGTGCTCTCCGGATTTCGAGGGGGCACCATGCTCAAGACGCTTCTCCTGGCTGCCGCTGCGGTTAGTGTTTCAACCGCCGCGCACGCCGCGCTTGTCGTTGACCAAGCGCAGCTTGAAAACGACGCCGGGATAGCCGGGCTCTCCGGCGCTCCGGCCGGCCAAACCTTTGAGACCTCGGCAAGCAACATCGCGGGCGGCGGCTTCTTCCTCGCCAACACCATCGGCACCGACCTCTCGTTCATCATTGGCCTGTGGGACGGCTCGACGCAGCTTGCCTCCGGCGGCGTCACGCTCGCTGACAACGAACCGCAGTGGGCCGAGGCGTTCTGGACGCCCGTGATGGCCACGACCGGTGTGACGTATCGGCTGACCATCGACCTTGACGGGGCTACTTACGCCGGTGTGGCGGGCACCCTCTCTGACAGCTACGCGTTCGGGACCTACTTCGCGGGAGACACCGAGCTTGCACAGTTCGACGCCACCTTCCGCACGTACACTCAAACGGCCGCGATCCCTGAGCCCTCCACCTGGGCCTTGATGATCGGCGGGTTCGGGCTTGCCGGAGCAGCTCTGCGTCGTCGTCCACAGGTTTCGCCCGCGACGGCTTGAACCCGGCAACAGCCTTCACCACATTGCCTCTCGAAGCGGGCCACACCCCGCTAACGAAATAGCCGAAGCGTGTTTGTGGTCACCCTCTGAGGCTATCCGAGAAAAAACCACACTCGCTGGCCTAGTCGCACCAGTCGGCTACCGTAAGGGACCCGGTGCGGAGGTAGAGGAGAACTGGCTTTGTCCATGTTCCTCGCTATCGCGGTCAGCAAGCCGGACGGTACCGTGTACCGCCTTGGCCTTGAGTGGACTTTCCACTCGCTGGCCTCGTGGTACGCCATGATCGTACGGCTGCTCTAGCCAGGGGCCCGCTTCCGCTTCGGTGGGGGCGGGCCTCTCACATTTCGGGGCGACCTTGCGAGGGCAGGGCGCTTGTGCCAGAACCCCGCGCTTCCTGAGCCTTGTGGTTTGGGAGACAAAAACGAGACAACGAGTAGCGCGGAGCGCCGCTAAGTCCCTGATTTGGCGGGTATAGCACAATGGTAGTGCAGCAGCCTTCCAAGCTAAAAAGTGATACCTCCTCATAGTGCGCATACGCGCTCATCCTGACCGCTAACCTATTGTCTCTGTTGATTGTCTCGCCCGAGCCGGGTGCTCATGGCGGTACACTGTGTCCAGTCCCAGTTCCTTGGGATTTGGAGACAAAAAGGAGACATGCGATGCCGGTCGTGCATCTCACTGACGTGTCGGTGCGCGGCCTCAAAGGCGGCGACCGTCCCATCCGCTACATGTGCAAGAACACGCGCGGATTTGGCATTCGCGTGGGCAAGCACACGAAGACGTGGGTCTGCATGCGGGGCCGCACGCGCGACCTCGTGACCATCGGAAAGTACCCCGACCTTTCCCTCGCTGAGGCGCGGGCGGAGGCGAAGAAGCTCCTCGCCAACGACAACGAGCCCCGGCCCGTTCGTCGCACCTTCCGCGAAACGCGGGACGAGTTCCTTGCCGGCCACTACGAGGGCAAGGGCGCGAACACGAAGTACCAGGTCACGCGAGCGCTCACGAAGCACTGCACCACCCTTGAGGCGATGCAGCTCGCGGACATCGACGATCAGCACCTCAGTCGGGTGCTCGACAAACTCGCGGATCGGCCAAGCGAGCAGCTCCACCTCTTCCGCTATCTGCGGACCTTCTTCCGGTGGTGCCTGCGGCCCCCGCGTCGCTACCTCAAGCACTCGCCTATGGAGGGCTACGAGGCCCCGGCCAGGGATAAGCGGAAAACCCGCATACTCTCGGATGAGGAGATCCAGGCCGTCTGGTACGCCTGTACGGAGCGCTCAGACGCCGCCGTGAGGCTCATGCTCCTCTGGGGCACCCGCAGGGGCGAGACGGCCATGCTGGAGCAATCCTGGGCATTCCAGGGGGTCATGACCATACCAGGGACCCACACCAAGAACGGGCGGTCGCATTCGCTACCGATCGGCCCGCTCGCGGCTCACGTCCTACCCCAGCACAACCATCGCCATGTGTTTCCCGGCAGGTGGGGGCAAGGCCACCTTACCCCGCGCGGCCTCTCCCTCGTTGTCGAGAGCGTGCAGAAGCGCTCCGGCACGAGCGGATGGTCGCCCCACGATCTACGGCGAACCTTCCGCAGCCTATGTGGCCGGGTCGGCGTGTCGCGGGACATGGCGGAGATGCTCATGAACCACGCACCCAAAGCGCTCGACGACATCTACGACCAGTACTCGTACATCGACGAGAAACGAGCGGCGCTTTTGAGGATCGAAGCGGCTTTGGTATGGTTGCTCATCCGGGCATGACGCCCGGTGCATCGCGATGCTCCTTTAACGGGAGTACCGTGATGGAACGGTTGATTACGATGAAGGAGTTGGTCTCGACCTACGTTCGATATTCTCGCGCTCACATCATGCGCTTGGTTCGCGAAGGGGAGTTCCCTCAACCGGAACGACTTGGCAGCGGGCGCATCGCATGGCGTGAGAGCAAGGTCGACGCGTGGCAAAAGGCCCGCTTCAACGTAACCGCCTCTACCGGCTCCTGACGGAGCCACTGAGCCCTCGGCGCTTTCCACAACACTGCGCCGGGGGCTTTTTCATTGGAGGCACGATGGCCGACAACGAGATCACCGTCACCATGAAGCGCACCGAGGCGCTCGCCTTGCTGAAGATCGCCGACGTGGGCCTACGCGTCGTTGAAGCCCTTGCACTAATCCAGAGCACGGCTTCCGCCGAGCGGGGCATTGCCGCGATGAACGCGGCTCTTACCCGCAAGCGCTAGCACGGCACGCTCCGCGGCATGTGCCACCATATCCTGCATGCCGTGGCTAACCACGGTAAACCACTGTTCCCACACCGTTTGTCGGCCCACTCGGGGCCACGACCCAATGCTTCATAGCTCTCTAAAAACGAGAGCCCGACAGTCCGTATCGGACATGTCTTAGAAGCATTGGGTCGTGGCCCTAACGGTCCAACGACAAACGGGTGGGTCTATTCCCTGTCCTATAGGACATGGGGACAACTACCTTACCTACCGTTCTTAAGGACACCTCTGCCGTATAATTACGGTGGAGCTCCTTGTTTCAGGGCTGGCGAGAGCACCCCTGGACGACGCGGGCTCTACTCTTCCCAGCCCATGAGCGTACTCGCCATCGGGCGTGATAAAACGCCCCTTTCGCACCACATTTCCGATCCGGCGCTCATCATCGACGACGGAATTTTCATCGACACACTCGACCTTTCCGGCCACGCACACGTGACCGTTTTCGATCCGGCCGAGCATAGCTTCAACCCCATCTCGGACATGTACGACACGAAGGCCGACGCCTTCCTTGAAGTCCTTGATGCCGCCTTCCCTCAAGGACAGACCACCCTCACCAGCCGCTATTCCAACCACCTCATCTTCAAGGCGCTGCTCGCGAACAAGCCACGGCTTGAGGCCCTCATTCAGCCGCCGAAGGACAACAAGGACATCTACCAAAAGGACGCCTACGAGAAGATCGAGCGGCTCCTCCTGTACCGTGTCCTTGAGCGTGTCCTTAACCGGGGCACCCGCCTGTCCTTTACGGGCACCATCGTCATGCGGCTGGACCCTTCCCTGCTCGGGGACCGGGTGTGCTTCGTCCTCGCGAACATGGCGATCAACCAGTACCCCGGCCAGGTGGTCATCACCGACTTTGGCCGCTACGCGATCCCTGCGCACCGGCAGCTCATCACGCAGGGCAGGCTTCTGGCAGGCGTCAACTTCTTCGACGAGCTCACCGACGAGATGAAGAACGCGCTCCTCGCCGGCACTACCAAGGAGACCCGTATCCCGAGCCTCTGCAATCCCGATGACGCCGCAGAACTTGCGGTCCATGCCGGCCATCCGCGCGGCAGCGAGGGCCACACCACCTACATCGACCTCGCCATCAAGCGGGCTCCGCCAGCTTGACAGTCCCGTAACGCGGGTTTCCCCTCCATGTCGGGGAGGCGACCATGCAGCTGAAAATAAAGCGCTCTCAGCGCGAGGGCGGCGTCATGAAGGACCAGGTTATCTTCTGCCTCGATGCTCGCGTCGGCTTCACGCCGGAGGAGGCGAATAGCATCAACCGTTACAAGCTTCAGAACCAGGTCATCTACAACAGCGAAGCCGCCAAGCGGTATCTCGACAAAGGTGACGCTGTGCGCGACGGCTCGATGGTCGGCAGCTTGAAGAGCCTCGGCCTAAGCGCCTTGGCCGCCATGCGGCTCAACATCTCGATTGCGAGCCTCGCGCGCGGCCAGCACATCGAGTGCAAGAGCTTGGACGAGCTCCTCGGAGCGGAGGAGGCCATCATGACGGCCTGCCAGAACCTTCGGGGCTACCTGGAAACCGCCGCGACGTTTGATGGGCGGGAAATGCTCTTTGATTTTGCCACCGGCAAGCCGGAGGTAGTTGCCCAGGCGGTGACACCGGCACCGATGCTCGTTGCCCCTGACGAGCCTCCGCCTGCGCCGGTTCCAGAACCTCTCATCGGCAGCCTGCCGCCGCCTATGCCCGAGCGACCGCTCACCGCGCTCGAACAGGCGGCGATGGTCCCTGAACCGTCGTCCCAATCTGTCGATGAGGGGATGGTCGTTGCACCGATTGGGATGCGGAAGAAGAAGCCGACCTACTGATGGACAAGCCGTCCGTTTACACCCCGCTCTTCCGGCGCTTGGGCGGCAGCGAACGGGAGCGGGAGCTTGAGGAAACGCGCAAGCTCTACCTCTCCGTCAGCCAATGCGAGAACCGGCTGAAGGAACCCGAGGTTGCCATCGGCCAAAGGGTCTACGCCCACTTTGACGGCATGAGCAAGCCGCTGCGCGATGCGCTCGCCTACGCCATGTTCGACATCCTCTCGGCCGAGAAGTACCTCGCCGAACTGCCGCCGCCGGACTTCGGCCGGATGAACCTTCAGGAGTTCGTGGAGTACCGAAACCTCCTGTACGCGAAGCAGTATTTCTACGCGAACCAGGACGCCTTGCTGGAGCTCGTACACGAGGGGCTCGTGCGCTGCCTGTTCGGCCTCGCCCGCGAGCTTCCCGAGAGCGAGGACCCGTCGCCCTTCACCATTCCGCTCGTCTACGCGCTGCCTGACCCGGCGCTCATGGTGGAGAGCATGTACGGCACGCTTCTCGATGATCGCTACCTCTCGCGCGGCCTCTTTCGACCCATCGCCGAGCGGCTCTATGAGAACCTCTGCAAGGTATCCGGCCGCGACAGCGAAGACAGCAAGAAGCCGTGGAAGCACGCGCGGGAGAGCAACTTCCCGCTCGACGTGATGGTGGAGAGCTACCTCGGCGGTACTCCCTTCTATGACCTGTTCATGACGCCCGTGCCGCTGAAGCTCACCCTTGAAGACCGGATGCAGCACGTCATGGTCTGCGGCGGGCCGGGGGCGGGCAAGACCTCGCTCCTTCAGCACCTCATCATGCACGACCTGAAGTCGCCCGAGCGCCCCTCAATCGTGGTTGTCGAGCCTCACTCGGATCTCGTGCAGGCGCTCTTGCACGCCGACCTCGGCATCGAAGACCGGATCATCTACATCAACCCGCAGGACACCCCTGCGCTCAACTTGTTCGCCATACCCCGCGAACGGCACGCGAGGTACGACGCCCACACCCGCGAGCAGGTGCGGGCCTCGGTCATTCAGACCTTCACGTTCCTGTTCTCGGCGCTCGCCGGCGACACGGCGCAGCTGACCTCCAAACAGCAAATCCTCTTCACCTACTGCGCCGACCTCCTGCTCACGTTCCCCGACGTGCGGGGCAACAATGCCACCATCCTCGACCTCCTCGACCTCCTTGAGAACGGGGAGAAGTTCATGGACGTGATCGAGGTGATGCCACCCATCCCCAAGTCCTTCTTCATCAAAGATTTCCTGCCGAAGAACGGGCAGTTCCGCTCGACGAAGGAGGAGGTTGGCTACCGGCTGAAGGGCATCCTAGCGAGCCCGGTCATGGCGCGGCTCTTGAGCTCGCCGGAGACGAAGGTTGACCTCTGGCACGCCCTCAACAACGGCTACGTCATCCTTGTCGATACGAACAAGGGCTACCTGAAGGATGGCTCTGCCATTTTCGGCAGGCTCTTCATCAGCCTCATCCTTCAGAACCTCATGGAGCGGGCGGTGCTCCCGTCTGGGCAGCGCAAGGACACGGTGCTCATCGTGGACGAGGCGTCCGACTACTTCTCGGAGCACATGGACGACCTCCTTACGGAGGTACGCAAGTTCCGGTGCTCGTGCGTCTTCGCGTTCCAGTACCTAGGGCAGGCGAGCGTGGCGCTCCGCTCTTCGCTCCTCGGGGCCACCGGCATCAAGTTCGTTTCCCAGGTGTCGGCGGCAGATGCCCGCAGCTTTGCGGCCGAGATGCGGACGACGCCTGACTACATTCTCGACCAGCCGCGCCTTCAGTTCGCTGCACACATTCGTGGCGTGACGCCCCAGGCCGTTTCCATCCCTGTGCAAGCTGGCCCAATCCGGCACATCCCGAAGCTCGCGCACCATGCGTACGATGGCATCATCGAGCGCAACCGCGCTCGTGTCTCCCTCACTTTTCCAGAGAGCAAGCCCTTTGTGGCGATGGCTGCCGAAACGCCTGAAGACCAAGGTCCGTTTGATCCACACCAGGGCGGCCAAGAGTTCAGCCGCAAATGGTAAAATAATGGCGTGATCATACGCCAGCACTGCGGCGCATCTTGCTCATCTACGCTCATGCGAAACGGTTACGTGCACGCGGTGCGGCGCTATCCACGCATCTATGCTGAAATACGCTGATGGTAGGAGGAAGCACCACATCCCGCAGTCCACGGGGAAGGAGGTGCGTCTTCATGAGATGGACTTCAACCTCTTTCGAGGGCTGCGCCGGTACCCCTGCCTCCCGACTGCACTCGCTGCCCGCTTCTACGGCGGTCTTCTTCAGTCGTTTCAGGACCGGGCCAAGTGGCTCACGCATGAGAAGTCGGTCTTCCTCCCCGACAACACCCCGGTCGAGGGTCCGATGCTAGTCCGGCCGTGGGAGCTCACCGCTGCGCCGCCGAGCGCCGAGCCGGCGTGGTACGAAAACTCGGAAGTAGCTAGCGGCCTCGTGCCGACGAAGGCTCCTGCTATCCCTCAGCGGGACGACAAGCGCCATCGCGGCATGGGTTCCTCGATCGGCGCGACCTTCGAGCTCGACGGCCCGGAGCACGGCTTTGAAGCAGTCCACCACGAGGAGATCTTCCTCCACGATCGTTTCCCCACGACCCCAAAGCACGTGACGCGGCCCGCATGGAACCCGCTACAGATCGAATATGAGGGTAGGAAGTACGAGCCGGACGCGCTCATGGGTCTGCACGTCGCCGAGGGCCATGACTTCTACGTGCGAGAGCATGACCGCGGGGGCGTTCCCTTCTCACGAAGAGAGAAGGAGGGCACCTCGAACAAGGAGAAGCTCGACAACTTCCTGTGGCTCTTCACCAAGGTACGCGGGCTGCGGCTTTATGAGGATGCGTGGGGGCTGCCGAACCTTCGCGCGCTCTTCATCACCACCAGCCAGGGCCGGATCGATACCTGCCTCAAGTACCTTGAGGGCAAACCCTATGCGGAGCGCATCCTTTTCAAGGCGCTCCCCCAATTTCACCGCAAGACGTGGAAGGCTCCTCGCGAGACTATCAAGGAGCTCTTCACTCCGTGGCAGACGGTCGCCGGCTACGTCGACATCACCAAGCCCTAAACGCAAAAGCCGCCCTTCGGCGGCTTCGGCTGGGTGTGCGCAGGCTATAGCAACCTGCCCCTCTAGCGTAGCACAGCAGCAGGCCCCTACGCATTGCGCAGGGGCCTTGGACTTGTCCGGGGCGAGGGGGGCACGGGAGACCCCGGACGAGTGCGGTTAGGTTTCCTCGCGAGGAGGAAACAGAACCAGTTCGCCGTTCGTGGGCAGGGCATCGAGCTTGACCGAGATGCCGTCGTTGCCGACCTGCCAAGCCGCACCAACGCGCGTGTAGAAGTTCTTGTCGTCGCTTCCCTTGCGAGAAACGAAGACATGGAAGTCCGGGGGTTTGCCGGCCATCGCAGGCTCCTTTGGTTGTCCACCTTCCATTGAAGCACCCCGTCAAGGCGGCGCGGTATCATGGGTGTGGACAGCAACAGGAGGCAGCGATGCCCTTCATCGACTTCAAGGCGGTGAAGGACGCCGTGTCCTTCGCCGATGCTATCGATCTTCTCGACCTCAAGCTGAAGCTCGCGGGCAATGTGTTCCGCGGCCCGTGTCCCTGCGGACGCGGCGATCACCGGGCGCTCGTGGTGACGCCAGGGCAGGGGTTCTACTGCCAGGGCGCAAAGACCGGGGGCGATCAGATCGCGCTCACTGCGCACGTCCTCGACATGCGCATGCGCGATGCGGCGTTCGAGCTCGCGCGTCTCGCCGGCTTTGAGGGGAACGGTACTAGTAACAGTACCAGTACCCGTAGACGTACTGTTCCAGTGAGCGAGCCAGAGAGCGGGCGGGCGAAAGCCTCCCAATCTCGGGGGGAGGCGAAAGCTTCCCCCCAACCCTCCGGTGGGTTTGATCCTGCCAGGTACGCCGCTGGCCTCGACTACGAGCACGAGCTCCTCACGGGAGCCGGTGGTGATCCTGAGAGGCTCCGCGCCTTCGGGGTCGGCTACGCACCGCGTGGCATCCATCGGGGCAAGGTCGCGATCCGGGCCTACGACCCGCAGACCGGCGAGGAATGCTTCATTGCCGTGGAGGGTGACATCCACCTACCGCCGCAGCTGAAGACCAACCTCGTGCCGTTCAAGCGGCGCGCTTGAGAAGAACCCCTCGCCCTAACCGGCGGGGGGTTTGCTCATGCTGCACATATGGCTCGGTCCACATGGGCAACCGCTCCAGATGGCCCAGGAGGGCGATCGGAACACCCGTCGGCTAGGGCAGTGACCCCGGCCTTTTGCTTGCCCTCAGCGGCCAGAAAATCGACGCCGCACACGATTTCGGTGTATCAAGTGGCGGTGCCTTCCACGGTTGAATACACCGCGATCATCTTGCGCTACCGCCGCAAGCTTGCGGGACTGAGCCTCACCAGCTTTGCGCGGGAGCTCGGGATCACGGTCGCCGCGCTTCGCCGTTACGAGGCCGCGCAAGAGCCCATACCGTCGGCCCTGCTTGAGAGGATGGCGGAGGTGTTCGGCTGCCCGGTCTCTGAGTTCTTCACAGAGGCTCCGAAGCTGCACTAGGCGGCGGGGTACAATGGCTCCGGACTGTCCCCCAAATCCGGAGAACTGCGATGACCCTCATGCTTCATGCAGGGGCGGCGGCCGTTGACTTCGACGCTCTGCGCCAGGTCCAAACGCCCGCGGCTACCAGCACTCACGTTCCGCTGCCGCATCATCAGCTCGTCGAGATGGTGCGCTACTCGCTCGGCTTCTACGGCCACGAGATCGTGGAGGAGAGCTTCGGCGTCACACCCGACGGCGCTCGCTTCTTCGGTGTCATGAGCCTGAAGTCCCCGTACGGCGACTACACCGACATCCTCGGGATGCGGAACAGCCACGACAAGTCGTTTCCCGTGGCGCTGGCTCATGGTTCGCGCACGTTCGTTTGCGATAATCTCGCCTTCCTTGGCGACGTGGTGGTGAAGCGCAAGCACACCGCCAACGCCAAGCGGGATCTTCCCGGCATCGTCGCCGGCATCATCGAGCCCTTGCAGGAACGGCGCATTGCGCAAGCCTGTACGATCGAGGCCTACAAGAACCGGCCGCTTGAGCTCGACGAGTTCGATCATCTCGTGATCGAGCTCTATCGGCGCGGCGCGCTCAACGTGACGAGGATCGCAGACGTGGTGGATGCCTATGAACGGCCTCCCTACGACTGGGGCGATCCGACGGCGTGGCGGGCCTTTAACGCCGTGACCTACGCGCTCCGCGGCAAGGTGGCCGAAGCTCCCCAGCTGACGCAGACCCTGCACCAGGTGATCGACGGCATCTGCGAACCGGTGGCGACGCCGCTCGCGCTTCCGGCTCCGGCCGAGTGACTTCACGCCCCCGCTTATTGGGGGCGTGCTCATTTTCGGCTATGGTCACGCTTATGACTGAAGTGGTCCGTATCCCGCGGGGCTTCACCCGTCAGGAGTACATGGAGGAGGCGGAGCGCATCGCCGCCCGCGCCAGTGTTGCGGTCAAGCGCTTTGAACAGCGCAACCCACCGACGAGGCCGACCGACGACCTCAAGGCCATGCCTGAAGTCCTGAGCCTTGCGCGGAAGCTCAAGATCACCTTCATCCACGAAGAGGGCGTACCCCGCTACCTCCGCACGACGGACCGCCAGAGCGTCATTAAGCTACCGCCGCTTTCGTCTATCGGCAGCCTCGACGCCTATCACTCAGCCCTCTTCCACGAGCTCGTGCATTGGACCGGGCACCAGCTGGACCGACCGGCCGGCGGCGAGAAAGGCACGCGCACCTACGCGATGGAGGAGCTCGTTGCGGAGATGGGCGCGGCGATGCTGTGCGCGCACTTCAAGATCAACCAGGTCCCCGAGCACACCAGCTACCTCAACAGCTGGCTTCAGCATTTCGAGGACAAGACCGCGGCGCTCATCCAGGCATCGCAGGCTGCCCACAAGGCTGTGGCCTTCCTGCTCAAGTTCGAGCGGTAGAATGGTGCTCCGATCATCACGGCAAGCCCGCGCAATCCCGGCAAGACAAAACCACGCGGCCGGCGCGCATCCGGACGAGCTTCACTCTCCCCTGCTGCGGCGGGGGATTTCCTTACAAATTGTGATCGGTACTCAAGTGTGCTCATGGCGAACATTTCGACCATCCCGGCTCATCCTGCCCGGTTACTGAAGGGCTCGGTAGTGCTCAACTTGCCTTGCTCAAACAAGGAGGAGCACATGGGCAAGAGCGACTACCGCTACGACAATCGCCGCCAACGTCGTGCAGTCGGTTACGGCAACCGCACCGGCAAGGGTCTTTGGAAGAACCCGCGCTACCTGCACCACAGCAGCCATCACCGAGCCAGGTGCATCGCTCAGGGCAATGGGCACTGTCGTCCCCTCCGCCCGAAGCCATGGTGGGCCTGCTAGACCGCAGCCCTGATTGACTATCCCCAGCCCCGGTCGAAAGGCCGGGGCTTCTTCATGCGAGTATCCGTGAGGACCTAGTCCCTACGATAAACTCATCAAAGCACCCTCATCACTATCCTCAAATCAACCGCCGGCTCGCAAGACCGGCGGTTATACTTTGAGCGGAAGGAGAACCGCTCATGGCTACTCGGAAGAAGGCTCAGCCCGAGCCACCCAAGCCCAAGAAGAAGATCAAGCAGGAGTACGTCGAGATCCTTGAGTGGCAGGGGATCAAGATCGACGTGTGCTACAAGCCGGACTACCTCGGCAGCGCGCACATCGAGCTCCACGTCATCGAGCCGCCCTTAGCCCCCATCCCCGTCACCCCGACGGGCTACATCTCGCACTTCCACCAGCGGGGCGAGGTGGAGGCCGCGGGAGGCCCGGCAGAGTACGCCCGCAAGTGGCTCGACCACGAGGCCAAGGGCCGGTTCTGGCAGATGGTCTTGAAGAAGCAGAACACCCCGACCCAGCTCGACCTTTTCGGCTGAGCTTGACTACCACGGTATAATTGAGAGCGGCCCGAACTAGGGAGGCTGGCCGTGGAAGAAGAACGTTCATTCGAAGCGCCTGACGAGGCGGAAGAACAACTGCTCGAAGCCTTGAAAGGGCTAGAGCGCAGCGACCGGAAAACACGGGAGCGACTAGAACAGGAGGGGGTCACGTGACCCCCTTTTTCTTGTGCTAACCTCTCACCATGGTCACCACCCACGACGATGCAGCGAACGCCAGCTACACCATCCTTCGCCACGGCAAGGTAGCGCGGACTGTTCAGGTGTCCGAGCGTTGCAATGTGGACGTAGATGGCGAGGGATTTCCGCTCGGGATTGAGGTGCTCCACTAAAACCGCCGAACCCCGCACTAGGCGGGGCTGAGATCAAATCACTTACGTCGGGTCCGGCTCTTCGTATCCGCGAGAGCTACAGAGCGGGTCTCTCTTCGAGACGTGTACATAGCCTCCTCCAAGGCTGAGGCGAGTATGCCAGGTTCCATATGAGAGACGCATGAAGACCCCCGGCAAACGAATTGTCGGGGGTTAGCTGAAGTAGCAGTAGAGCGAGAGGGCCAGGGCAAGGAGGGGAAGCAGGAGCTTCACCACGCCATCCACCGGGCTTCGTCGCGGAACAGGTCTCGCCACACACGAGCGGCCAGGTAGGCGAGGGCCATGTAGAACAGCATCATGAAGAGCGTTCTCATGGCGGCACCTGTTCAGGGTGGGTTGCTACCGTCGGACCAGGAACCCTGACCGACGTGCTGCAGGCGACGCACTCGGAGAGCATGACGACGGTGATGAGGACGAGGTTCTCATTCACCAGGTCGCGCTCTTCGTGCGGCGCGCTCACCATGAGGCGTGAGCAGGCCGGGCAGTTCACGGCGATCCGGCGCGGGGGAACGGGCGCGCCTCCCTGTAGTAGGGCGGCATCCCGAACTCGCGGCACTTCAGGTTCGTTTGCCGCTCGCGCTCCCGTTGCCGGCAGAGTGGGCGGTTGCAGACCTCAACGCCGGGGAGAACGGGCGCAGTGCAGTGCTGGCATTTGAAGAGCATTGAGACCTCCACGGGGGTTTCACCTACTCTTCATTGTCCCAGGCGTGCGTTCTTCTGCCTGTTTTGCCGCTGTGGATAAGAAACCGGCGCGGCACTGACTGTGATAGCGTGAGGGTATTATTCCTCACCACTCGAACGCTGCGACTGTGAGCCGGTGAGGAACATGGCCGCAGCGTTCGGGTACAAGTAACTTATGGAAATACGTGCAAGTGAGTACGCATCGCGGGCAGCACTCGACGAGTTTGTCGGGAAGCTCTCCGACGATGAGCGAAAGGCGACCGCGATAGCCGGCACAACGGCCGAGCTCGCGCGCCTCAACCTGTCATCGCGAACGAAGGTCTACGGCGTCCCCTGCGTCGCCGAGGACCAGGAGGCCCGGCCCGTATTCGAGCGGCCTTCCCGCGGCATCGAGCAGCCAAGCGGCCTCAACGGTGCTCTTAAAAAGCGTAACCGCAACTAGCTATGCCCGATCAGATTACCGCAGTCGTCACTGGCTCACGGGCGCGCGCCAAGATCCTTGCCGGCGTGAACAAGGTGTACGACGCCGTGCGCCTTACCCTTGGCCCGCAGGGGCGTAACGCGCTCCTGCCGCGCGGCTGGAACCGCGGCCCGAGGATCACCAACGACGGCATCACCGTTGCCGAGAACGCCCGCCTTCTGGCGGACCCGCATGAGCGCCTTGCCGCGGAAGCCTTCGTGGAAGCCTCAAAGCGCACCAACGAGCTCGCAGGCGACGGCACGACCGGCACCGCCGTTATCGCGGGGCACCTCATCAACCGCATCTTCGGGCAACTCTCCGAGGAGGACATCCCGACGGTCGAAGTCGCCGGCCAGGAGCGCACCGGCCACAAGGGCGTGCGTACCCTTCGCAAGGAGATGAAGGACGCGAAGGACGTGGTGATTGCCCAGATCAGGAAGCGCGCCGCCAAGATCGAGACACTCGAGGAGCTCGAACGCATCGCCACCATCTCAATCGGGATCGAGGACGAGGGCATCGCGAAGACGGTCGCCGGCATGGTGTGGGAGATCGCACGGGACGCTGACGGCGAGTTCGTCGACAACTTCATCGACGTGACCGACGGTTTCAAAGGAGAGATCGAGACCGAGATCATCCGCGGCATGCGCTACCCGGCGAAGGTTCCGCACCGCGCCTTCCTCACGAACCCGAGCCGCTTCGAGATGGTGGCGGAGGACGTGCCGGTTCTGATCACGAACCACAAGCTCGACGACGTGTACGCGTTCGTGGAGGTGCTCAATCGGCTGAAGCTCACCAAGGCTGCGATCTTCGCGCCGGACTTCTCGAACACGGTGCTCACCAGCATCATGAAATCGAACAAGGATGCGGGCTGCGCCATCTACCCCGTGAAGTGCCCTGCGCTTCGCACCGAGCAGCTTGAAGACCTGGCCGTCTACACGGGCGCGCAGCTCGTGAACAAAGACCTCGGGAGGAAGCTCTCCACCGTGGTTCAGGAAGACCTCGGTTTCGCGGAGAAGATCGTCGTCAAGGATACGGAGAACAAGGACGACGCCATCTTGATCGGCGGGAAGGGCGAGAAGGTGAAGCGGGGCGACGACACCCTCATCTCCGAGCGCCAGCGCATCCTTAAGGAGCAGATGGCCGAGGCCAAGAACGACCTCTCCAAGATGCAGCTAGAGCGCCGCATCGCGAACCTCTCTGCGGCTGTCGGCATCATCCGTGTCGGGCAGTCGACCACGGGGGAGGGGCTCTTCCTCAAGCTCAAGATCGAGGATGGCGTGTTCGCCTGCCGGGCCGCTCTTCAGGAGGGCTACGTTCGCGGCGGCGGCCTCTGCCTCAAGGAAATCGCGGAGGAGATACCCGAGAACATCCTCACCGAGAGCCTCAAGGCCCCCTACGACCAGATACAGAAGAACGCAGGCGGCAAGCTCGACATCGGTGAGGACGTGATCGATCCCGCGAAGGTCATCCGGCTTGCGGTGGAGCACGGCGTGTCGATCGCCGCGACCATGATCACCACCGACATCTGCATCCCCGAGCTCCGCGAGAAGAGCCCGGCCGAGGGCTACCAGGCCGTGGCCGACGCCATCAAGCAGATCGCGTACTGGCAGGCCCGCCAGCACGGGATGATCAAGGAGAACGAGGACTACGCAGAGGTGATGCGCAACCAGCAGTTCGAGGAGGCGATGCTCACCGACAAGGGCTAGCAATGATTTCCCGCGAATTGGCGAAGATGCTTGAGGCAGCGGGCTATGACAACGGCGGCGTGCCGATGTTCATTGAGGACGACTTCTTTCCGCCCTCACTCTCCGAGCTGATCAAAGCGTGTGGCGACCCTTTCTATTCGCTCGTGTATGCGACCGATAACGATTGGCGTTGCTTTAGCGAAACGGACAGCTTCAACACCGTGGCAGTCTCGAACGGTCGCACCCCGGAAGAAGCCGTCGCTAGGCTCTGGCTGGCGCTGAAAGGGGTATAATTCAGACATACCCATAACCAGCACAGCTATGCCGCAATCAGCCGCAGCACGCATGAAGCTCATGAAAGGCGACAGCTTCTTCAAGAGGGTCAAGCGTTCGTGGGACACCCTCCGCAAGACCCCCTTCAAGCCGATGAACGACAAGGACATCACGAAGGGGCCGCAGTACTAGCCTCACCACACCTGGCGTATGCCAGCAAAGACAGCATCCAAGCCAAAGAGTAAAACGAAGGAGCAGCCGGTCTCGACCGAGCTTGTTCCCTACAGCTTGGCTGACATTCAGGCGATCACCACGACGCTGAACGAAGCTCAGAAGATGTTCTGTTGGTACTTCGTCTTCAACGACGAGCTTCGGAACAATGCCACGCGCGCGTACGCCTTCGCCTACGGCTACGACCTAGACGATGAGACCAAGTATCCTAAGGATGACGCGGTGTGGGACTTCGACGACGAAGGGAAACCAACCAAGGTCATTCGCGACAGCAGCTACGAGCGGGCATCGAGCGTGTGCAGCTCAAACGCCCACCGTCTGCTGACGAATGCTGAGGTTCAGAGCTACATCGTGAAGCTCCGAAACACCCTTCTTTCCGATGAGATCGTGGACGCCGAGCTTGCCAAGGTCATTGTTCAGGATCACGACCTCGCGCCGAAGGTGAAGGCGATCCAGGTCTATAACGAACTGCGCAAGCGCACGGGTGACGATAAAGGGCCGCCAGGTACGCTCGTGCAGAACTTCACGCAGATTAATATTCATCCGTCACAGCAGGCATGAACCTCTTCCTCCTGCGGGTAGCGCTATCCAATCCGCACATCACGTTCGCCTACCGCATGTGCATGCTTCGACGTGCCCTCTGGGGTCACGTGTGTCTGCGCTGCATCCCTTCAGGGCAATTGACCGCAGAGCAGCTCGACGCGGCCATTCTCACTCTTCGCCGCCAGCGCGACATCCACGATGGAGCCCCGCGCCCTTGATATACACCCGAACCCCAAGCAGTACCTTGCTTGGCAGGCGCTCCAAGACCCGAACATCGCGGAGATCCACTACGGCGGCGCTGCCGGCGGCGGGAAGTCATGGCTAGGCGCTGAGAGCCGGCTAGCGCGTGCGATCCACTACCCCGGCTACAAGAGCTTCATCGGGCGCAACGAGCTCAAGCGCCTCATGGCGACGAGCTACGTCACGTTCACAAAGGTGGTGGCCTTCCACAAGGTGGACCCGGCGCTCTGGCACCTGAACGGCCAGTACAACTACATCGAGTTTTGGAACGGCAGCCGCATCGATCTTCTCGACCTCAGCCACAAGCCCTCCGATCCCATGTACGAACGGCTCGGCTCCCTTGAGTACACCGACGGCTGGATCGACGAGGCCGGCGAGGTGCCCTTCATGGCGGTGGACATCCTTCAGTCCCGCATCGGCCGGCACAACAATTTTAGGGGCATCAACCCTGAGACCGGCCAGGAAGAGGAGCGGATCGCCAAGCCCGATACGCTCTACACCTACAACCCGAACAAGGGCTGGGTTCGCCGCATCTGGAAGCAGTGGAGGGACGGCACGCTCGCGCCCGACATCGTGTTCATCCAGGCGTTCTACGACGACAATCCGCACACCAAGGACATCTACGGCAAGCAGCTCGACCGCATCAAAGACCCGGCCATGCGGGCGCGTCTCAAGCTCGGCTCCTTCGACTACGACGACGACCCAGCGACGCTCATCGACAGCGATGCGGCCATCGACCTGTTCACGAACACCGTGCCAGAGAGCGAGGACCGGTTCATGTCGATCGACGTGGCCCGGCATGGCGTCGACAAGACGGTCATCTACCTGTGGAAGGGCTGGCGCTTGTACGGCGTGCGCATCTACCAGCGCCAGGACACGGCCGTCACCGCCACCAAGGCCAAGGAGATCGCGGCCAGGGAGGGTATTCCCTACAGCCAGATCATCGCGGACGAGGACGGCATCGGCGGCGGCGTCATCGATCAGATGCGCGGCATCCAGGGATTTATCGCCAACTCACCTGCGCTTGAGCACCCGGATAACGACGAGCAGGAGAACTTCGCGAGCGTGAAAGCGCAGTGCTCCTACAAGCTCGCCGAGAAGATCAACCGCCACGAAATGGCGATCCGGATCGACGAGGGGCAGTTCGTCTCCGAGGTGCCGGGCCTGACCCAGGAGGTGTGGCGCGACATGTTCATTGAGGAGCTTGAGCACATCAAATCCAAGACCTCGACGACCGACACCAGGCTGCGCGTCTTGTCCAAGGAGGAGGTGAAGGAGGCGCTCGGTCGCTCACCCGACTTTAGCGACACCGCCATGATGCGCATGCGCCTTGAGTACGCATCGAGCGTGAAGATGAAGGGCGTCAACGTGCATCGGCCAACGTGGAAGAGCTACAATCGCCGATGAAGTTGTACACACCTTGCGTTGGGGATTACGCCGTTGCGCAATCTATAATTTAAGTATCCATGATTGGAGAGAAAACCAGCTCCTCCGCTATCTCCGCCTACGCTCCCTCGAAGCCTGTCGCTGATTTCACCGCGGGCGTGCAGAAGGACTATGGCTACGGCAACGAAATCCTGCACCGGCCCTGGCAGGAGCTCAACAATCGCAGCGTGATCGAGGACATGAACCGCGGCCAGCGAACGTTCAACGCGTTCGTGGACGAGGGCGAGGAGGACCCCGCTGAGGCGTGGAAATGGCGGGGCACCAGGAGCAAGGCCCGCAACAAGGCGACCGCGCTGCATGCCCAGCTGACCGCCGGCTACATCTTCCCGTCCTTCCTGGCGCAGAACGAGGACGACGAGGAGGATCGCGACTTCTCGGAGATGATGGACAACTCCGTCGAGTGGCTCGGCCACAACTCCAATTACAAGAGCTCCTTCCTCGCTGTCTCGATGGGCATGCTCGTGAACCCCGTGACCTATCTCGGGGCCGAGTGGAACCAGGTGTACCAGACGGTGAAGGAGCGCACCGACGAGGGCCTCACCAAGCGCGAGATCCTTGACGAGGTGCTCTCCGGCTACAACGCCCCGGTCTATTCGGCCGACCAGGTGCTTATCGCCAACGCCTACGATCAGAACATCCAGCGCCACCGCTTCAACATCACCCGCAAGTTCATCGAGTACGGGGAGGCGGAGGCCCGCTATGGCTGGCATCCCTACTTCGAGCACGTGCAGCCGGGCGTGCAGACCTTCTACAGCGACGACGACGGCCTCTTCTACGACATCAAGGACGAGGATCACCCGACCTTGGTGGAGGAGGTGACGTACAAGAACCGGCGCGACGATACCGAGGTGTGCTTCGTCAACGGCATCTACATGGGCCGGCTGGACGACGGCGGGTCAGAGCAAGACATCGAGCACAATCCGATGCGCCACCGCGATAACCGGGGAGCGCCCAAATACAACCTCGTGCCCTTTGGCTACCACCGCATCACCGAGCACTTCTTTTTCTACAAGTCCCTCATGGCAAGCCAGTACTGGGACAACCGGCTCATCGACGCGCAGTACGAGCTCGCGATGAACCGCGCCTTCCTTGAGGCGAACATGCCGATGGGCTTCAGCGGCGTGGACGACAAGATCGATAGCGAGGTGATCTTCCCGTCGGCGACCATCACCTTCAAGAACGACCAGGCGAAAGCCTTCCCGCTCCTTCAGCCGGGGGGCGCAGAGACCATGTTCCGCGCCATGCGCGAGACGGAAGCGTCGATGGACGAGAGCTCCCTCTCGGAGACCTCCGCCGGGCAGCTCCCGCCGGCGTCCACGAAGGCCACGGCGATTGCCGTCGCCGAGAACAACGCCCGCAAGAACATCCTTGGCACTGGCAAGACCCTTGCCGAGAGCATGGTGCAGTACGGCAGCCTCATGGCCGACATCGTGGTCAACAACCTCTCGACCGCCGAGGTGGACGAGCTCGTTGGGGAGAACACCCGCTTGAAGTACCGCACGCTTCTCCTCAAGGCGAAGGTGGTGGACGGTCGCCAAGTCGACAAAGTG